GCAGTTTTAGCGTAAAGTAGAAAATATGGCAAACGAACAAACTAGCGTTCCGTTATTCGCAGCGTCGGAAGTTTTGACCGCTGCAAATATGAATATATCGGCAGGTACGGGCGTACCTGTATTTGCTACCACGGTTACGCGTGATGCCGCTTTTGGGGGTGCAGGAGAAAAGGTGCTAGCCGAAGGCCAACTATGCTATTTGTCGGCTTCAAACATTGTGCAATATTACGACGGGGCGGCCTGGGCAACTGTTGGGCCGTCTACCAGTATTTCAACAGCAATTTTTAACGAAACTCAAGCCAGCGGTACTAACGGCGGTGGCAGCACAGCAACCACTTGGACTAAACGCACATTAAACACAACCGTTGTAAACAACATTACTGGCGCGTCTATTGCGGCAAGCGTCATCACATTGGCAGCCGGCTCTTACGTTGTAACAGCGTCCGCGCCAACTTTTGAAAGTTTTTTATTTAAGATTAGGTTTCAAAACACAACAGATAGCACAACCGCTGCACTAGGTACATCCGAATATAGCCAAGCAAGCGGCTCGCAAGGTCGAGCGTTTATGTCTGGCTACTTTACAATTACAGGTAACAAAAATTTTGAGTTACAAAATTACGTTTCGGTAGCGCGTGCAAATATTGGTTTTGGTAATCCAACAAGCATTGCCAGCATTAGCGAAGTTTATTCAACTATTCAAATAGACAAGGTGGCATAATGCCAACGCCAACTAAACAGCAAATAGATACACAAATTGGCAACGCAACACGCGAACTAGCGCCAGGCACTACTTGGAAATACAACGAACCAGGCGACGGCTACTACTGCCTCGAATGGATGGATGACCCTGCACTACAGCCAACAGAAGCCGCCACAATGCTTAAAGCAACTGAACTAGCGACAAACCCGCCAACAGTTGCATAATGCAGGCATTATGGGTTGCGTTAGTGGCAGGTGGTTTTACTGTCCTAGTAGCAATAATTAACCGAGCCGACAAAACAAGCCAAAAAGACCACGCAGAAACATACCAAGCATTAGGCCGCATAGAACAAAAAATAGACGGGCACGTGACAAACCATGAAAAATCTTAAAGCGCTTTTATCGAGTTACGGGCGGTCAGTTATCGCCGCCGTGTTAGCGGTCTATATGACCGGTAACACCGAACCAGGCGACTTAGGTAAAGCCGCTGTAGCTGCATTGTTACCGCCGCTTATGCGTTGGGCTAACCCAAGCGATAAAGCGTTTGGCCGTGGTAGTACCACCAATTAAAAAACTGGTATTACCTGCCACGTTAGGGCACGTAAACCCAGGCGAATTGCCCGCCAATATGCTTGTAGATATAAAACCGTTTGGCAAGTTGCACCCGCGCGCCGCCAACGCATACAACGCAATACGTACCGCCGCGTTCGCTGCAGGTATAAAACAATTTAAACCAATATCGGCAGGCGATACCTACCGGTCATTAGCGCAACAAACCGCAGGATTTTTACAGCGCTACACCCTGCAACCTATTGAAGGCGCGTCTACTCGAACATGGCAAGGCCGCAAATATTACCTACGCCCAGGCAACGCCCCACTAGCTGCACCTGGTACTAGCCGCCATAATTTAGGTTTGGCCTGTGACTATGCCAATATGTCGGGCGATACGTGGGCGTTTATGTGCGAACAAGGCCCGCTATACGGCTGGTCATTAGAGGTCATGCCGCAAGAGCCGTGGCATTGGTTTTATTACCCAGGCGACAAAACCGACGAACCTGTAAGCCTGTACCTACAAGGGTTGCGGCCAGTATCACCACCTAGCGCCTAAGCGTCTACTACGGTTTTAGGACCGACGAAAAAGGGGTATTGCATGAACTTTTTAATAGCCAAAATCTTTACGGCTGTAACTATAAGCATGGCGGGGCTTGCGTTCGCCTACGACGCTTACAACGCGCCTAGCGCCCTACCTGTAACGCCCCCCGTTACGGTCAGTTTGGTGCCTATAGCAACGTCGACTACTACAACGGCAACCCCGTTAACAGACTGTCAATATGCGCTACAACTTGCTAGCCAAGCGGGCTGGCCTTTAACTGAAATGGGTACAGTAGCCCGAATTATTTACCGTGAAAGCGGCTGTAAAGCCGACGCCTACAACGCTAAAGACACGGCAGGCGGTAGCTACGGCCTGTACCAAATAAACGGCTACTGGTGCCGGCCTAACAAGTATTGGCCTATCGGCTGGTTACAAGCCCAGGGCATACTTGAAACTTGTGAACAGTTATTTGACCCCGTGATTAACACAAACTCCGCATTAGCCATATGGCATAATTCGGGGTACGGCCCGTGGGCGTTGCCTAACCCATGACCGATTACCCGATACCCGACCCAGGCCTAACAGAAAGTACCCGACAAATGTATAGCGACAAGTACGCCGAAACCTTTAAAAGTTTTGTAGACGAAATATTAAAACCCGTCATAACGCCAATAGCAAAACCGATAGACCACTCAATATTGCTAGACGAAATGTCAATATTGCGCGAAAAGTATTTAGCCGGTACACCAAGCGCCGAACACAAATTCGCTGCCGCGGTTATTGCTTGCGCTATGGCCGTAATTATTGGCATATAAATTTTATGGCACAAATTGACGAACGGGTAACAATTTGTTTAAACAGTCAAGACCGCGCAGAAATAAATTATTTGTATCGAGAGCTAGAAACGCAAACAAAATATTTACAATCCCGCGACACGTTTACCCACACCTACACCCCTAAAGCGTCGTTTACTGGTTTAGTAGCCGAATACGCTTTCGCTAAATGGTTTGGCTACGACTACGTAATAAAACCGTATGACCCTACAAATGATGACGTATTGGGCTATCAAATTAAAGCAACTGAACGGTACGACGGTTGCCTAATCAAACAGCCCCATAACCCAAGCGGCATATACATTTTGGGCATAGTTTTAAACGACTATAGCGAGGTCAGTTTTCGAGGTTGGAAAGATAGCAGCGAAATACAGCGCGGTTGCTACTGGCGGGCCGACGTGCCTAAACCTGGCTATTTTGTGCCCCAGGCTGCACTATGGCCGCTATCGGATTTACCGGAAACTATCGAGTTACAAACCCACCGTACTACAGGCTTATGGTAGCGTGACAAACAAGTAATAAACCCGACTAATAGAAAGATACCCGACATGACCGAAAAAGTAGAAACACCCGACACTCAACTACAAAAAGTTACGTTGCTAGTTGCTATGCACGATTACAGCCCCGACGATTTAAACGCGGGCGACTGGTTGCTAAATGTGCTTATGGCTTGCGCCGAACAAAAAAACACTGCCTACTACGGCGCAAAAGAAATAACAAAAGTAATGCAAATTCTTAGCGTGCAAGATTGCGAAGTAGTGGTATCCAATGGCCTTTAATCTCGATAACTACGTAGACGTACCTACACGCCTAGCGGAAGCGTTAAAGCGTTGGCCCGATTTACGCATACAAGAAACAGATAACCAAGTAATAACAATGCCCGACGGCTCAACGTTTATTCGTTGCACCGTTACCGTTTGGCGTGACATAGCAGACCCAATACCGGTTATAGCGTCGGCAGCCGAACCGTTCCCAGGCAACACGCCCTACACCAAGCGAAGCGAATACATGGTAGGTATGACGTCGGCATTAGGGCGCGCGTTGGGTTACATGGGTTGCGGCGTGAGTAAGTCGATAGCAAGCCGTAACGAAGTAGAAGCACGACTAACCGGTAGCGACGCAACTATAACGCCTATGCGTTTACCTAAAGACGGCAGCGTACACGCCAGTAGCAAACAACTTTACATGATTAAAGCGCTTGCTAAAGGTAAAGGGTTAGACGATTTGGCAGCTCTTGAAGCCTTGCAACTATTATTAGACGCCGACGACGTAATATTAGAAACGTTGACAATGGCGCAGGCTTCAAAAGTTATAGAGGCATGGAAACAATGACACGGTATAACGGCAATTACGGCAGCCACGACCAGCTACAAGACTTACGCAAAATGAATATGGCATTACACCACGAATTAGACGCCATAAAGCGTTTACTTGATGAAGTCACAAAAGAATTGCACCAAGCGCAAGACGAACTAACCCTAGCTATCGAGGCTTTAGTACGCGCGCGAGGCGATAAACCGTGAACCGTACAGCCTGGTTAGCAGTTGCGTTAATGGTGTTGGTTGCCGTGTTATTGTCACGAACCGACTAATGACATTAACAGTTGGTTCCCTATTTAGTGGCATAGGTGGTTTAGATTTAGGTTTAGAACGCGCCGGCATGAAGGTGATATGGCAATCCGAAATAGACCCCTACTGCAATAAAGTATTAAAAAAACATTGGCCGAAAGTACCTAACTATGGCGACATTAAACAAATCAAATGGGCAACCATTGAACGACCTAACATTATTTGCGGTGGATACCCTTGCCAACCCTTTAGCACCGCAGGCAAACGAAAAGGCACCGACGACCCCCGTCACTTGTGGCCCTGGGTTAAAACAGCCATTAGCGAACTACGACCCGATTACGCAATTTTGGAAAACGTCCGAGGACACCTCACTATGGGGGGAACCGCAGTTATTGGCGACCTTACCCAAATCGGGTATGACGCGCAATGGCGCGTTATATCTGCAGCTGGATTGGGTGCGCCCCATAGACGCGACAGGGTTATTATTGTGGCCTACCCCGCGCAGTTGCACGGCGATTTATTCAACAATTACCCCCTTAGTAGCTTGGAACCTCAACCGATTACCGAATTTGGAAACAGTTGTGGGGCGTCGGGAATGGCCAACTCA